TTTTCATTAAGTAGTTTCTCCAGCTTCTTGCGGGTGAACTTGGTGTTCTCAACCATAGCGGTGATGTAATCTTCTTGCAACTGCTGGATAGCCTCAAGTTCGTTGGCTAGGTTGGGTAGGGTTCCAAAGTTACCGGCTGCGACGTTGTGAATCATCACACGGCAGTTCTTGCCAATCTTACGCTTGCCCTTGGTTCCTGCTGCGAGGAGCAAGGTGCCTGCGGACATAACCTTTCCAACACCGATGGTGTGGATTTCGGTTTCTTCCATAACTCTCTGCATAACATCATACATCGCAAACATATCATCAGCAGAGCCACCGTAGGTGTTGATATAAAACTCAACAGGCTTCTTTTCCTTATCTTCAGGCAGGAGACGATTCATCTCGTTAAGATAAAGCAGCGCCTGTGTTAGTTCTGCAATCTTTTCATCTTCGACGGAAGAATAAAGACCTATGACACGGAGGTCAGGTTCTTTTGCTGATTCACCTCCACCAAGTAATTCTTCAAGACTGATTGCCTTAACCTTGGGGGCAGTGTCATCTCCAGCCGACTTCTGTGCTTCCTCTGTGGACGCCTTGGGTGGTGGTGGAAGAATTGTTTGTACAATTTTGCCGATAATCTTTCTTATCATTTTCCATTCTCCTTTGAAAATATGATTGCTGCATACTTATTGCTATTTAAAAATCTTTGCGAGCCCCGCCAGTCATCAAACTCTAAAGCCTGCTTAAACAATTCGGGGTGCGCCTGAAGTAAATAGACGATTGAATTGTCTTTATAAGTTTGGATTAAGTTATCATTATCTTTCTTGAGGGCTTCATATTCTTCGTGCCCATAAGACTTATCATTTTTACGAAGCGCCTCAAGTCTGTTTATGTGGGCATAGTGTAAATATTCTAACCCCTTATTGATGATTGTCAAGTAGAAAACATAAGTCATTTTTAAAATTGACATAGTTGTCCTTGTTGTTCTGAGAAAATATAACCCAGAGCAAGCTAACCAGCCCAATAAAAATGAGCAGCCCGCAATCACAAAACTTATAATTAAATCCATTGTCTCTCCAAATGAAATAACCACCTAGGAATGGTACCCTAGATGGTTATTATAACGGCTCAGGAGATTTCTGTCAAGCTATTATTTTGAAGCCAAGCGGCGGAAGATACGTTCAGCTAGCTTGTTCGCTATATCTTCCTGCTTCTTCTCACGGAGTAGGCGGGCAGCAACGCGGCGAGCGACTTCTTGTACAATATCTTCGTCACTTTCCATCATTGGTTCATCTGCATCATCATCCATACCCATTGGGGCTTCGGGAGCGGCATCAGCCTCTAGTTCACCACCTTCAATGGCGTCAACTTCACCCCCCATACCTTCATCACCGCCAACTTCTACGTCAGCATCAAGACCAAGCAGATCGGCGAGCTTATCTACGATGTCTGCAAACTGCTCTTCTTTTCCACCCATATCAGCGGGTTCGTCCAGAGCAGCACCCATATCCATATCACCTGCGGGAGTATCCATCTGCATATCCATTTCCATCTCTTCATCTTCTTGCTCACGCATATCTCTCATTCCGGGCTCATCTTCATCTTCATCTTCGCCCTCACGCATATCACGCATACCGGGCTTGTCTTCATCATCATCGTGGTCAGCCTCGCGCATTCCTCTCATTCCGGGTGGGTCATCATCATCCTTATCATCACGATCCGCTTCACGCATATCGCGCATTCCGGGTTTGTCTTCGTCATCCTTATCATCACGATCGGCTTCGCGCATATCACGCATACCGGGTTCATCCTCTTCGTCGTCCCTCATACCGGGGACTGGTAGTTCACCACCCATTTCCTGTAGTGGTTTAATGTTCGCTAGCTTCATAAACTGGCGAATCTCTGCTTCTGTCAATAGTGTCTTACGAGCCATAGTTTTAAATCTCCTTTAAAAACTCAATGATAAATAGTCAACATCGCCAGAAGAAGCCAATAAATTTTCGCCTTCTGGTAAACGCTTCTTTAATTTAATTAGTGCCTTGTCTTGTATCTGTTTTATTCTTGCAAAAGATAAACCCTCTCGCTTTGCTATTTCACGCAAAGACATTGCACCATTTTCGTAGATAGAAATAAGAGAGCAATTAAACTCATCTTCATAATCAATGTGGTATCTACAGCCACTAGCACCACAACACTCCTTGTCTTTCAAGCACTGCTGAGCACATATTAATAAGTCGTCTTTATTCATAGATCTGGAAACTCCTCTGCTATTAGGTCAAATAAATTTTCTTTCTCGGCATCGTCAAGGAGTCCCCAGTCTTCTATGACCTCTTCACCTTTCTTTTTAAGTTTAAGAGATTTGGTGAATCTCTGGCGACTTAAAATCTTGTGTTTAAGAACATAAGAGTCTAAAAATTGTATAATGTTTGGATCTTCTTCAATAATACCATCTATCACGGCACGAAAAAACTGAGACACCTTAACCTTGTTGTGCCTCAGTCTAATCAACAATCGTGCGTGATCGTCATCAGAAACCATAAAACGAATAGACTTTACATCTTGTCCGTAATTTGGGTTGTCAGACATTACCACTGCCTTGTGGTGATATGGGTTCTACTCTCGCCAGTACCTGCCGAGGTCTGTTGAATCCATCGGGCTCGCGCTTGCAATTCACGGATAGAACGCGCACCGGAATATGATAGACCTGAGCGAAGACCCTTTTCAAGATCTTCAAGAATGTAACGCACGCTACCACGATATGGTACACGAGCCGACACACCTTCAAAACTTGAATAACGACCACGCCAATCCATCTGTGCTTCCTTGGAAGCCATACCTCGATACATCTTATAGCGTGTGCCATCGGAATCCATAATAATTTCTCCCGGTGTCTCTTTGGTTCCTGCAAGAAGGGATCCCAACATAACAGCGTCAGCGCCTGCCGCAAGTGCCTTTACAATGTCACCAGAGT